AGGCTTATATAAAAGAAATTGACAGTTTAAAAGAAGAAATTGAAATTTTAAATAATAATTTACTAGCTAAAAACAAAGAAAAAGCAAATCTAAAAGACAAATTTGAGAAGCTGGAAGCTGAAAGAGTATTTTATATAACTCAAGCTAAGGAAGCTGGAGAAAAAAGAGAGGAAGCAGAGAAAGAAAAAGAATATTATAAAAATAACGCTTTATACTGGAATGAAAGTTTTTATGACACAGATAATAAATTGACTAGAGCAGAAAATTTAAACTTTTTCTTTGGTTTATTAGTATTTGTAGAGGCTATCTCAATAGCAATGTTAATCTGGAAGTGATGAGATGAAAGAAACAGATTATCAAAGTGTAATTATTGATTATTTAACAGTATTAGAAAAGCAAAACAAATTATGGTTTCAAAGGACTAATAATACAGCAATCTATGACCCAGTAGGTAAGAAATTTAGAAGTCTTTCAAAAGGGCAGAAAAAAGGGTTTCCAGATATAATAGTTTTTATGAATGGGAAAACAATAGGACTTGAAATAAAGACACCAACAGGGCGACAATCTGCCGAGCAAAAAATAATGGAGCAAAAGATGAAAGAGCAAGGGGCTGAATATTATGTTGTTAAGAGCTTAGAAGAAGTTAAAAAGATTATAAATTAAGGAGTTGTAGTAATGATAGAGATAATTAATTTACCTAAACTTATTGAAAAATTAGGAGATGGATACTATAAGATAAAAGTTAAAAATGGAAAAATAGTAAGAGTTGACCAAGAAAAAAAAATAGATATTCTTAAAAAATAATGTGTTGACTTTTTTGAACCTTTAAAGTATAATTAATATATAAGGAGGTGAGAAAGTGTCAACTCTAAAGGAGATACTGGAGATAATCTTTTATATCTTATCTATCATTGTTCTCATTAGGCAATTGAGAAAATAAGATATAACAAGAGAAAGGAGGTTTGAGAGTAATCTCACTCCTCCACTCTCCTTTATCTTCTTTAAAAAAATAGGAGGAATGAAATGGAAGTATTAAGAGCTATAAATGATATATTACAACCTATAACATTAATACTTGTAATAATAGTATTAATAAAGTTAAATAAAAAGAAATAAGCCCTCTTAGTTATAAAACTAAAAAGGCTTGAAAACGTCAACTCTAAATTTATAATTTATTATAACATTTATGTTCATTAAAATCAAGGAGAAAAAATGAAAGAACAAAAAAAGATGGGTAGACCTCCAGCAAAAGACCCTATAAATCATAGTATAAAAATTGGTTTAAATAAAGACTTATATGATAAACTTATTGAATACAATGAAAAGACAGGAAATTCAATAGCTGAAACAGTAAGAGAAGCATTAAAAATATTGTTGAAAAAATAAGGAGGAATAAAATGGAAAAATTAGAAATTAAATTAGTAAACAATTTTATATGTGATGTGGCAAGATTTATAGAACATAAGGATAATAAAGAAAGTGGCTATAGAAAGCATCCAATGAGAGATTTTAATTGGGACTTTATAGATGATAGTAGTATTTTTGACAATGAAATCTTTAAGTATATAAGAAGTTTTAATTTTGAAATGAAAATATTAAAAGAAAGATTATTAGATAAAGAAAAAACTAGAAATGAAAAAACTGAACATCGGTATCATATAAGTGATATTTGTATAAAGTATTTAATAGAAATATATAAAATAATGAAAAAAACAGAAAATTTCAATATTTTTCACGGATTTAAAGATATAGTAGAAGATTGTTATCAAACTATTTTAAAAGATTTATATGATTATAATAAAAATGACAATACTTTATATATCAATGATATTAAAATTTTAGAATTTTTAGATGATATTTCTTCTGAAAATATGCCTGAAAACTTAAAAGAAATAGCAAATGACTTAGGAAGAGAATTAGATACAAATAATAAAGATTCCTTAAAAGAAATAGCAGATATAATACGTGAAGATGATGAAAACTTTAGAATAGGGTTACATTGGGAAAATCTCTCAGAAGCAAGAAAATTAGCTTTTGAAATATAAAAATACTTTACTGTAAAAAATGAACTTTAAACATAAAATGTACTCTAAAAAGAGAATAAAATTTTATGGAGGGATTAATATGAGTAAAGGAAAATTAGTAGGATATGTAATAACAGATAGTAATGTGAGTCCTTGTGGAACTAAATTAAGTTATGGGGCAAAAGACCAATATCAATTGTGGGAAGCATACTCAATTCCAAAATTAAATAGATATGGCGAAGATGTGGGAGAAAAAACATTAGATTTTTATTGTATAGAAATTAATGTAGAGGAAAAAGAGTATGGAAACCAATATAAAGATTTACCACTTTTAAGAAGTTGGAAATGTAACATTTATAGAGAATTATTATAAAAATATTGGAAAAAATAATAAAATATAGTATAATATATAATGTAAAAGTGATATTATAGGAAATTTCAAATCACAGTATTATCAAAATTAAAAAAAAATTAAATATAAATTAAATGTTGGGAAAGTTCTAATCGCATTTATTAAGAATATTTAGATTTTAAGAAGTCTATTTATTTTTACTAAATGCGATTTTTTTATTCCAGGAGGAAAAATGAAAGAATTGAAAATCATAAATAAAAATATAGATGACATCAAAGAATATGAGAACAATGCTAAAGAACATCCAGAATGGCAAATTGAACAGATAGCTAATTCTATACAAGAATTTGGATTTAATGACCCAATAGCAATTAATGCAGATAATCAAATTATTGAGGGACACGGGAGACTTTTAGCTGCCAAACAATTAGGATTAACTGAAGTACCTTGTATTGTTTTAACAGGACTTACAGAAGTTCAAGAGAGAGCATATATAATTGCTCACAATAAAACTACAATGAATACAAATTTTGATTTAGACAGATTACAGTATGAGTTGAATGCTCTGAAGGTAGAAGATTTTGACTTAGGATTAACAGGTTTTAGTGAGTATGAAATTGAAAATTTATTAGCAGAAAATGAAGAAATTAACTTAGATGAATTTATATCAGATGAGGAGAAAAAACAAAAAGAAAAAAGATGCCCTCATTGTGGAGAATTATTATGAGATTATTCTTAGCAGGATATGAAGCTAATACATATAATATAGAGATTTTTGAAAATAAAAGTCTTTTTGTTTTAGGTAGTTTTTTCTATTTAAAAAAATGCAAAAAAGATTATTTAGATAAATATATTAATTATGTAAAAACTCAATGTAAAGATTTTATTTTAGATAGTGGAGCATTTAGCTTATTAAATTCAAATAAAAATTTAGATGTCTTTTTAAATAACTTAGATAAATATATACAAGAGTATATAAATTTTATTAATGAATACGATATAAAACATTTTATAGAGTTAGATATTGATAGTTTAATCGGATATGAAAGAGTGAAAGAAATTAGAAAAAGGATAAAAAAAGAAACAAATAAAAAATGTATTCCTGCTTGGCATTTATCAAGAGGTTTAAATGAATGGAATAAATTAACAAAAGAATATAATTATGTAGCACTCGGCGGTTTAGCTATAAAAGAGATAAAAAAAAGAGATTATAAAAAAATCTTACATCCATTATTAAGAATAGCTAAAAAAAATAATTGTAAAATTCACGGATTAGGTTTTACAAGTGTTGAATGTGAGAAATATGATTTTTATTCAGTTGATAGCACAACCTGGAGTTCTTGTGTAAGATATGCAAGGATATATAGTTTCAATACAAAAACAAAAGAAATGAAAAGTAAATTAATTAGCAAAACTCATAGAGTAGACCAAAAAGGCGATAAGTATACAAAAATTTTAAAAATTTCATTAAGGGAATGGATAAAATATCAAAAATTTTTATTAGGGGGAGAAAATGGAAATAATAAATAGAGAGTTTAAATTTGATACTGCTCATATACTACCTAATCATTATGGGCAATGTAAAAACTTACATGGACATACTTATAAATTAATAGTTAGTTGTACTGGAGAACATAAAACTGATTCAAGTTCTGAATGTATGATTATAGATTTTTCTAAACTTAAAAAAATAGTTCAAGAAAACATTATTGATAAATTTGACCATGCGTTTATTTTAGGTGCAGGAGATGAAGAAGTTGAAAAAGATATAAAAGCAGTTTTAAAAAAACACAATTTAAAATTTGTTGATTTAGGTTATAGAAGTACAGCAGAAAACATATCAAAATATATTTTTAATAAATTAAAGCCTATTTTAAAAAGTGAAAACATAGAGCTTATTAAAATCACCTTATATGAAACAGAAACATCTTACATTGAGTATACGGAGTTATAACAATGAAAATAGTAGAAATTTTTAAAAGTATTCAAGGAGAGGGAAGCAATTTTGGAAAGCAAGTTATATTTATAAGGCTAGGAAATTGTAATTTAAAATGTCCTTGGTGTGATACTGACTGGAAAAAATACAAAGAATTAACAATACAAGAGATTATGGAAGAAATATCAAAATATAATTGTAAGAGTGTAATTATAACAGGTGGAGAGCCTACAATTAGTAATTTAACTCCTTTATTAAAAGAGTTAAAAGATAAAGGTTACTGGATAGCAATTGAAACTAACGGAACCAATAACATTGATTATAAATATATAGATTATATTGCTACATCTCCAAAATTTATATATGGACCTAATATAGTTAAATTAAAAAAAGCTAATGAAGTAAGAATAGTTGTAGATACTAAAAACAAAGTTGATTTTCTTAATTTTTGTATAGAGATAAAAAACAAAATAAAAGCTAATAAATACTTTTTATCACCAGTAGAAATAGATGGAGAGTTCAAAAATTTAGAGTTATTAGGAGATATAAAACAAAAGTTAAAAGAGAAAGGAGCAGGAGAATGGGAAATATCAATACAGCTACACAAATTAATGAAAATACAGTAGAAGCTGAAAAAGGAATAATGAATCTTTTAATTGAATTAGGAGAGGATATAGAAAGAGAGGGATTGAAAGATACTCCAAAAAGAGTAGTAAAAGCATTTAAAGAAATGACGTCTGGATATAGTGTAGATGTAAATGAAATATTATCTAAGACTTTTACAAATGACAACAATAATGAAGTTGAAATAGAAAATATCCAATTTAATTCTTTGTGTGAACATCATATGTTGCCATTTATTGGAACTGTAAAAATTAAGTATACTCCAAAGAATGGTAAAGTTGTAGGACTATCTAAAATACCAAGAGTAGTAGAAGCATTTGCTAAAAGATTACAAATACAAGAGAAGATGACAAAAGAAATAGCAGAAGCAATACAAAATAATTTAGATTGTGCAGGAGTATATGTTGAAGTTGAAGCTAGACACATGTGTATGGAGCTAAGAGGAATAAAAGCAAGAGGAAGTAAAACAAAAACAACATATAAAACTGGCTGTTATTTAAGAGGTGATAACAATTGCTAAAAGTAAATATGAAACAGATGTTAAACCAAGACTTATAGAGATAGAGGCTTGGAAAAGAGATGGATTAACAGATGAACAGATATGTAAAAACTTAGGTATTAGTGTTGACACATTTTATAGATACAAGGCTAAATATTCTGAGTTTTCAGAGGCAATAAAAAAAGGTAAAGAAGTTGCAGACATAGAAGTAGAAAATGCACTTTTCAAGAGAGCAATAGGTTACAAGTATAAAGAAGTTATAAAAGAAGTAAAAGAGATAGACGGCAAGAAATCAACATACATAAAAGAAGTTATAAAAGAAATGCCAGGAGATGTGGGAGCACAGATATTTTGGTTAAAAAATAGAAAATCAAGTAAATGGAAAGATAAGCAAGATATAGACATAGAAGATAACAATGTAAGTATAACTATTAATGGAGTTAAAAGAAATGGAAATTAATATACAAGCTAATGAGCATTTTATAGACTACTTAAATAATTGGGATAAAAGATTTTATTACATTGTTGGAGGATATGGAAGCAGTAAATCATATCACACAGGATTAAAACTAATATTAAAAGCTATACAAGAGAAAAGAAGAATATTAGTCGTAAGAGTAGTTTACAGAACTATAAAAGAAAGTTGCTTTTCACTATTAAAAGGAATTATCAGTAACTATAACTTAAATGGATTATTTACATATACAGTAAATCCACTACACATAAGATGTAGGAATGGGAGTGAGTTTATCTTTATGGGGCTTGATGATTCAGAGAAATTAAAGTCTATTGATAATGTGGATATGATTTGGATTGAAGAATGTTCAGAAGCAAGTTACAACGCTTTTAATGAATTAAATGGAAGATTGAGAGCATTAGGCAAAGACTTACATATATTCTTAACCAATAACCCTGTTAGTATTAATAATTGGACTTATGAAAGATTTATCAAAAAAGCTGGAATAGATGAAGAGGAGCTATATCAAAATAGAATTATGACAACAGATGATACTTATTATCATCATTCAGTTGTTGAGGACAATGCTTTTGTTACTGATGAATATATAAAGCAATTAAAGAACTTTGAAACTTATGATATTGAAAGATACAGAATAGCATATCAAGGAAGATTCGGAATAGTTGGAGAAAGAGTATTCAACAATATTAAGAAAGCTAATGATACAGAAGTACAAGCAATAATTAAAGAGTTAAGCAAATATGGCTTAGGTAATTTATATGACGGCTTAGATTATGGTTTTAGTATTTCTTATAATGCACTCGTTAGAATGGCTATAGATAGGGAAAATAACGTTTTATATGTCTATGATGAATTATATAACAAGAATTTAATTACAAGCGAATTAATAGCTTCTATGAGTTATATTAAGCAAAAACACAGAGAGATTATAGCAGATAGTGCAAGACCTGAAACGACTGAAGAAATTAGAAGAGCAGGATTCAAAATAATCAACTGTGAAAAAGGTGCAGGAAGTGTATTAGATGGATTACAGAAGCTAAAGAGTTTTTATAAGATTATAGTTTCTGATAAGTGCATTAATACATATAGAGAATTAATTGAACTATGCCACGAAAAAGATAAGAACGGAAATTATATAGAGAACAGATTTACATTAGATCCTCATACAGTTGATGCTATGAGATATGGACTAGAGAAATACAAACAAACAACTTTTAAAAATGGTGAAATCAAAAAGCCAATAGGAGTTTAAAAAATGGAGAAAACAAGAATATTAAAAGCATATAATGACTATCTATTAACGGATATTTATAAGAATTGTGATAGATATCGTAAGTTATCAGATGGTAAAAGTACAGATGTATTTTTTGCAGATGTAAAAGCAAGAGTAAATCTTGAATATATGGGAATAGTAGATAAACAAGGTTATATGAATACTTATTCTATGAGTAATGGGAGCTTAACAAGTAATAGTAAAGGTTGCAGTCTTAAAGACTTGGTCGTAGGTAATGGACTATTACAAGCAACAACAAGATTATATGCAGAGTATGCAACAAGTAAAAAGTTAGTTACTAATCAGAAAGATTTTGAATTAATAAAAGATTTTGATTTAGATGATTTACTAGGTAAAACTATGGTAATTCAGTCTTGGGCTGGGAGATTGCTTTTAAAAGGAGTTACAGAGTTAGAAAAATTTAGTTTTTATCCAGTTACTCCAAAAGACTACTTCCCTATAAGAAATGAATATAATCCAAAACTTATAGATGGATATGTAATTTATAACTTATCAGCAGATGACAAAAATAAAAATACTCTTATATGTGAAATCTATGAACTAGATAGCATTGAATATAGAGCTTACAAAATAAATGATAATTCTATAATCGAGACACCTTATCCTTTTGACTTAACTAAAAATGGAATGATTGCAGATGGATTAGGTTATAAAGATAATCAAGCTCAAGGTTGGGCAGTAGTTGAAATTGAAAACATTTTTGGTACAAGTGATTATAATGATGACTTAGTCGGGAATGTAAGAGAGTTAGTTATTGGAGATACTTTAACATCACAAGCATTTCAAAAAGTTGCTAATCCATTATTACAAGTTCCAGATAGTGTTATTGAAATAGATACAAATGGTCGTAGCACTGTAAGGCTAGATGGCAGAGTAGTAGTTGTAAACAAAGATGATAAAGATGTTAAACAAGTGCAGCTTGAAACTAAGACACAAGAATGGAAGTTACAAAAAGAAGACATCAAGAATGATATATACAAGCAATTAGGAGTAAATGATTTAGCTTTTGGTATAGATTTAGGAGGCTCTATTGCTTCTGGAGAAGCTAAAAGAAGAAGTTTAGAAAGAACTATTGCAACAGTAGAAAGCAAAAGGGCTAAGTGTATAACTGGAATTAAAAATATAATTCTATGGGGATATAAGAAGTTAAAAGGTCAAGAAATAGATTTAGAAATAGAAGCACAAGACATTTTGAGTTTATCATTAACTGAAAAAATGGCTATTGTAGTTCAAGGTATTCAAAATAATGTAATGAGTTTAGAAACAGCTATTAAATTTTTAGGTATCTTAGGAAAGAATGCAGATGAAGAAATAGAGCTAATAAAAACTAATGTAGCATATCAAGAAAAATTAATTAACATAATGAATACACTTGCTGGAATAACAAGAGAAGAACAATTACAAGTTAAACTTGAAGAACTTTCAAAAGATATTATGAAAGATTTAGGACTTGAAGTTAAGGAGGAATAATATATGTTCCCACTTGCACAAGAGAATAAATTAAGACTTATATTTGAATTTTACACAAAAAAGAGAGTAGGTAGAGCAAAGAAAGCTATAAATAATGGACAACTGCCACTCTTTGAATTAACAGATGATGAGAAAAGAAACATTATAAAAGAATTAACAAAGGTTGCTATTGAGGTTAATTTATCTACTTTTGAAAGTTGGAGAACTTTAACAGATGAAGAACTAAAGAGAACAGATTTAACAGGTGCTAAATACTGGATAAAAAAGAATTATGATTTATTTAATAACACATCAGTAACAGCAGATAAATTAATGGATATAAGACAACAAAGAATAGTAGATACAATTAAAAATTATAATAGAAATTTAGATGTATTAAAAAATGGAGAAGTACCAAAATCTACATTGAATGCTTTAAAGCAAGATATAGCAAATAATAGAGCTAGTAAAGAAATTAAAGATATTGTTAAAAGTATAGAAAACGGAACATATACAAATAATGATATTGATAAACTCCAAAAATGGCTTAATAACAGAAATGAGAATCTTGCAAGAAATGAAACAGGTAATTTATACGCTCAAGAATGTAAAGACTTGATGATTGAAAACGGTATTGAGCATTTTGTTTGGCATACTATGAAAGATGACAGAGTAAGAGAGTCGCATGCTGAACGAGAGGGCTTAGTATTTAGTATCAATGATGAGTTACCAGGAGAAGATTTTAATTGTAGATGTTGGGCTGAACCTATTAGATTAAATTAAATTTTGTGTGAGAAATTGCACGAGAGGAGAAACAATGGAATTAAAAGACGGAGTTTTAATATTAACAGATGAAGAAAAGAAAATGCTAGGAAGTAATGAGGGTAAAAAATGGCTAACTGATAATAAGTTTATGATTGAAACAGTAAAGGAAGTAGACAAGCCAATCACAGCAGAGGCAGTAACTAATTTTATAAGTAAAAATCAAAGCTTATCAGACAAAATTTATAATGAAAGTGCTATTAAATTCTTAAAATCAAAATTAGGAGATAAGGTAACTTCTGATGATTTAGGAAAAGAAATAGTATTTAAAAATAGTTTTGAAGATTATAAAAAAGAAGCTATAAAAACAGCAGCAAGTTTTGCACTTGGGGCAATATCGCCAAAATATAGTTCAATGCTTGTAAATGCAGTAGATTTCTCTAAATTAGATATTAAAGATGGTAAGATAACAGGTTTTGATGAACAAATTGCAAATTTCAAAACAACTTATCCTGATTTATTTAATGAGAAAGGAAGCACTACACCACCACCATTACCAAGTAATCAAGGTAATTCAAAAGTTAAATATGAAGACTTTATCAAGATGTCAGATGTAGAAAAATCAAAATTAACAGATGAACAATTAAAAGAAATATTAAGAGAAGAGTAGGAGGCTATAAATATGTCATATAACAATTTTAAACCTGAAGTTTGGACAGAATTAACAAACAGAAACTTAAATAAAGAATTAGTATTTGGTGCATTAGCAAATAGAAATTATGAAGGAAAAATTGAGAACTTTGGAAGCTCTATAAGAGTACCAAGTATTGGGTCAGTAACTGTTGGAGATTATACAGGAGCTGATATAACATTCCAAGAAGACACTGGAGCGTATCAAACAATTGCTATTGATAAAGCTAAATATTTTGCTTTAAAAATGGATGATGTTGATAAGGCTCAAGCTATACCAGGAGTTATGGAAGGATTAACAGAACAAGCTATTTATGAAATGGCAGATGTTGTTGATACAGAACTTGCTAAATTATACACAAAATGTAAAAACAAGGTTGCAGGAGTTATAGGAACAAATAAAATTACAGATTTAATTATAAATTTAGCAGTGCAAATGGATAAAGACAATGTACCTACTGCTAATAGATGGTTAGTTGTATCGCCAGAAGTTTATGGGCAATTAATTAAAGAAACTCCAACTGTCTCAACAGGAGAAAACACACTTGGCATAAATCAAAGTTACTTTGTTGGAAATTGGGGAGGATTTACAATTTATAAATCTAACAATGTTCAATTAACTGGTAAAAAATATCACTGTATGGCAGGAGTAAGCAAAGGTTTAACTCTTGCAATGCAATTAAATGAAATGAAAGCTGGAGAATTTGAAAAATCATTTGGAGAGTATGTAAAAGGGCTACAACTATTCGGATGTGATGTTATTGAAACAGAAACAGGTAAAACAAAATTACTTTGTGAATTAGAAGTATCACAAGCATAATGGAGAGTTAAAAGCTCTCCCCTTGCTTTAAAGGGGGCTAAATGATAATAGGTTATGTTAGTTTAGATGAAGCTAAAGAATTTATAAAAAATAGGTATGAGGAAGTATCTGAACAAGAATTATCAAAAGGCTTATATAAAGCATTAGATAAAATTGAAAGTTTATGTATAAGAGATAGTGGAAAATCTGATAAACAAGAATTAATATTCCCTAGAATTAATGAATCAAAAGTACCTGATGAAATTAAAAAGGCTCAGATACTGGAAGCATATTCAATAGTTAAAGATTTAGATGATGACAATACAAGTGATATTGAAAAAGGTATTGCTAGTAAATCAATAAGTGATATGTCAATAACTTATGCAACAGATGGAGCGAATAAGATAGGGGCAACTATATTTGCAAGTTCACAAGCTAAGACTATTCTATATAAATATGTAAGGAAGACTTATGATTGGAGTTAATGTAAAATTCACAACTGAAAGTTTGAAAAAATTTTCTGAGATAGAAAAACAATTAAATCTATTAGCAAAATGGAAGTTAGTTGTGCAATTTAATGAAGATAATACAGAAGAAAACGGGCAAAAAGTTGAGCTTATAGCAATGTGGCTTGAGTATGGAAAAGAGGGCTTTAATGTTCATTATCCTGCAAGACCATTTTGGAGAACAGCAATAGATGCTAATATGCAAAGAATAATGAATAGATTTATATTTAATGCTAATCAAGTTGCACAAGGTAAAATGCAAGCTAGACAATGTTTTGAAGATATAGGCAAACAAATAGTTCAATATATAAAGAAAAGCATAGAACAAGGAAGTTGGGCAGAACTTGCTGAAAGCACTATAAAAGCAAGAGAAAGAAAAGGAAGTGGAAACAAACCATTAATAGATACAAGGACAATGATTAATAGTTTAGAGTATATAGTCAAGGAGATTTAAAATGAAATTCAAGTTATCACAGTTTGCTAAAAGTGAGTTAAGAAAATATCAAGTAACTAGAAAATCTGAATATGATATACATAACCCAGATGGAGCAGAAGAAGTTTATCATTGGGATATGGTTATTTATAAGAAAACTCTAAAAGTAGCAGCTCCTGATGTTAATTCAGCAATTAAAGTTTTAAATCAACTTAATGGAAAGATACTTAAAAGCTATGGATTAAAACTAGGAGATATTATAACAGTTGAAAATATTAATTATAGAGTAATTGAAATACTACCAAGATTATATGCAGATTTTAATGAGTTTGTGTTGGAGATGATGAAAAATGAATAACATAGATTTAGAAATATTATTCCTGGATAAAATAAAAGAATTAAATAATAAATTTCAAGTTATTCCATTTGAACATCTTTCAAAAGTAAATGGACAACTGAAATTACCAAGAGTTATAGCAAGGACTATTTCTAATAATGTAATTCATAGATATACAAATGAAAGAGAAGATACAGAGAAATATGGAGTTTTTAAACAAACAAATATAAACAAGCATATAATCAGTTTTTCATTTACTCTAAGTAAAAAAGATGGTTTTGTGGATGTATCAGTAATTAGAGATTATTTTACAAATATAGAAGCTATAAATTGGTGGATTAAATTGAATGGATTGAATTTAGTTATAGAGGAAGTTGGAGAGTTAAAAGACATTACAGATTATACAGCCAGTGATTTACTTGAAAGATATGTATTTGATTTAACTGTAAGAACTTCTAAGGAGCTAAGAACAGAAATAGAAATTATAAAAGATGTAGATTTTGAAATAAAAGGAGGCAATTAATGGCAATAATATTAGGTGCTGAAAAGAAAATAGTATTTTTAAATACACACAAGCCAAGTCCTGTGGATCAAGCAACAGTAAATATAATTGGTGTATTTAGTACCAAGAAAGCAATACAAGAGCAATTAATAACAAGTATTAAAGATGTAACAGGAGTTGCAGCAAGTGATGATGTTTATAAGATATTACAAGCTTGCTTTAATGGAGGAGCTAAACAAGTATTAGTATTTGGTAAGGTAGTAACTGGAAACAATTATAAAGACTTGTTTGATAGTGTTAAAAATGATTGGTTTGGTACTGTAACAGATGAAACAGAATTAGACAAAATAGCTTTAATTTCTAAAGAAATTGGAGCAAGGGAAAAAATGCTATTTGCACAAGTAAAATCTGATACAGATATTATGACAGTTGAAAACAAAATAAAAGCAATAGCTGAGGACACAACTTCATTATTTTTTAGTAAGAATGATGAATTAATAGCAGGAGCAGTTGCAGGATACTCAATCTCTAAATTTGCAGGGTCTGTATTAATTGCAAATAAATTAATAAATGGAGCAGTTGAAAGTGGATTAACAGGAGCAGAGCAAGGAGTCTTAGATAAAAACAAAGCCAATTATATGGCAAGAATGAAAGGACAATTAGGACTTGCTAATGGAGTAACTGTAACAGGTGACCCAATTGATTATATTCATTGTGTAAAAGCTCTAAAATTTAGACTTGAAGAAGATATTACATTATATTTAAAAGCTACTCCAAAGCCTACATTTGCAGATATAGGTCCATTAAAAAATATAATTTTAGATAGATGTAATCAATTTGTGAGAATGAAAGCATTGGTTGAAGATAAGACAGTAGTTGATATGGTGCCACTTGAAGAAATACCAAAGAATGATATTTTAAATGGTAAATTAACAGGGGTAAAAATAACAGTTTACTATGCTTATGGTATTAGAGAATTATCAGCTGATTTATTCTTTGAAGTTTAGGAGGTGCTAAATGGCTAATATATATGATTATGATAGTAAAAACTATGAATTGATTATAGGTAAAACAAGAGTTGATGACTATGCAGAAGATACAAAAATCACAATAGAGTATGATAGTGAATTTAAAAGCATTACAAAGGGGATTGATGGGGCTAGAAGCATTAATCAACACAATGATTATGATGCAGTTATAAAGTTTAAAATATTGCAAAACTCTCCATTGAATTTAACTTTTAAACAACTTGCTTTAACAGAAGGAGAAAAAGGAACTTTCCCAGTTACATTTATAAATAAAGGTTTGGATGGAACACTAGGAGCATTTTCTGCAAAAGGTTTTTTTAAGAAAATACCTAATTTAGAAATAGGAACAGATGCCAAAGCTCTTGAATGGGAAATACAATGTATTAATTTGAAAATAGCTTAATAGAGTAGTTTTTACTACTCTATTTTTGGAGGTAATAAATGGAAAAGAAAATAATTAAAGTTAATAATTATGATGTAACAGTAATGGAACAGCCAGCAACTTATGTTTTGAATTTAGAAAAGAGAATAGGAAGAACTCATATAGTTGACTATACAAAAGAGATTTTAAAATATCCTAGTGGAGTTAATCCAAAATTAGAGGATATTATAGAAGTTCCAGAATCTATAAAATACAATAATTTGGAATTAAAACTTGATGATAAAGGTATCTATACAATGGAACAACTATTTTTAGCAGGTATTGACAGTGTTGTTTTTACTGGAGAAAGATTTTTAAAACTGTTAAATAAAAATATAGATGATTATAAGTACAAAGAAATTGAAGAAATAGGACTATCAGTTTGGGAGCAAGTGAAAAATATAGCTTTCTGTGGTTTTATTATGAATACATTTCGTGGAATGTAACTTGAATTATAATGCAGAAAGTATTGAAAATATGATAACTGTGTATGGTTTTTTTATAAAAGATTTTGAAATGGCAGAAAATTATTCAGTGAAACAATTAGAATTATATTTAGATAGAATTTCAAAAATGAACGAGGTATAAAAATGAGTGTGATAAGTGCATTAAAATTTAATATAAACACTTTCTTAAATTCAACAGGCTTTCAACAATTTAAAGCTAATTTAAAGCAGTCTATGTCTTTAAGTCAAAAGTTTCAATCTGTTACAAGTAGTTCACTTGGACAACTTGCTATTGGATATTTTGCAATAAGTAACTTAGTTGGGCAGTATAACAAAGCTATTGAAGCTAGTAACTATCAGATTGAGCAAGAAACTAAGTTATATAACACTTTAAGAGCTCAAAATTTTAGAGATGAGCAAATAAAGTCAATAATAGATATGACAGCAAGTTTACAAAGTTTGGGAGTTGTAGGAGATGAAGTAACTATTGCAGGGGCACAGCAATTAGCAACTTATAGATTACAAGAAAATAGTATTAAGTCATTATTGCCTATTATGCAAGATTTATTGGTAAAGCAAAAAGGACTGAATGGTACAGGTCAAGATATGGAAGGTATTGCTAATGTTTTTGCTAAGGCTATGAATGGGCAGTCAATGGTTTTAAGAAGAAATGGAATTATTTTAAGTGAAAGAGAAGAACAATTACTAAAAGTAGGAACAGAAGAACAAAAAGTTGCTTTACTTACAGAAGCAGTAAGAAGAAGTATAGGAGAACAAAATAAAGAAATGCTAAAAACTCCAGAGGGTAAAATAACATCTGCAAAGAACAGAATAGGAGATTTATACGAAGTTTGGGGAATGTCTATAAGAGATACAAGGGCTAAATTTTGGGAACTTATAGCAGATAATGCTGAAGGTATTCAAGATATGATTACTAATGTTTTCAAAGCTGGTGGAAGTTTTGTAGATACTTTTATGGGAGTTTTTAGAGATATAAAAAGGGGTTTTAATGCTTTACCAGATGGAGCAAAAACAGCATTTAAGGTTATAGGTGGTTTAGCACTTGCAACACAATTTCCACTTGTTACATTATTTTTAGCTATTGAAGATGTATTTGCAGCATTTCAAGGGAAAGAGAGTTTTACAGAAGATGGGATTAATGCACTGTTAAAATTTACTGGAACAGATTATAGATTTGCAGATTTAAGAAAAGGTGTATCTGATTTTTGGAAATTATGGACAGAAGGGGCAGACAGTGGAATAGAAAAAATAACACTTACAACTAAAGTTTTAACTGATTTATTAGATGTTTTAAAAGGTGGGGCAGGACTATTACAAATGCTATGGGGAGCAACAGGAGGAGCAGTAATAGATTTAGGAAAAAACACATATAAAGCACTAACTGGAGATTTTGATAATATGAATTGGGATAGTTCATTTGGAAATATTAAAGGTGGTTGGAACAAGGTATATGGTGCAGGACAACATATGAACGAAACTAGCAAAATGCACGATAATTATTTAGTTGATGAAGCAACAAAAAATATAAAAAAACAAGCAGAAGATGATGAGTACAGGAGAAAAAATCAAAATACATTTGGAGTACCTGTTGAAAGAGATTTTGTTATACCAGGAAGTCAACCATTAGGAATATCAGCACCTATTCCTAGTTATATGGTAACAACAAATAATATCTATAATTACGATTATTTAAGAAGCAATTATGATTATTCAAAATCTAATTATGATAATTCCAAAAGCATTAATGAAGGGACAAAGTTCTTAACTAAAAACAATACTTATAGTTACGATAATTCAAGAAGTAATTATGATTATTCAAAATCTCAAACTGTGAATAGCACTTATAATTCTGTAATGAATGAATATAAGAAAAATAATGAAGCTATAAAAGTTGAATTACCAACAAACTTGAATGAGGCTATAAATAATTATAAGAAAAGTCAAGAAACCAAAAGTCTTGATAGTAAAGTTATAGATGATAGCAAAAAAACTGTAAAGCCAGATATAACTATTATTAATAATCAAAAATATAATCCAAGTTTTGTAATTAATGAGGCTACTGATGGAGAAAAAATTAAGAATATGTTTGATACACAAATGAGAAATTATAAAGAGCAAGAGGAGCAAAAAATCAAAGCACAAATAGGAATGAATTATGGAATATAGGAGGAGATTATGAGTTTTTTAAAAAAAGCAGTTGAGGTAGCTTTAAGTCTATCAGAAAATTCAAATCAAAGCTATATCCAAGACATACCACTTGAAGTTATATCAGAAAAGACAAGAAGTTTACCAATGACTTTACCAACTAAAAGGGTTGAGAATGGTTTTAATATAAGTGATTCAGTTAGAAAAGAACCAATGATTATAAATATAACTGTTGTAGATAATAGCAAAGATTATTTATTAAATAGGGATAAACTTTTAAAGTTGCAAGAGTTAGGCGAAGAAGTTCAGTTTGTTTTTTCTAATCGTGATACTTATGAGCATATGATTATAGAAAATATTGAAGAAATGGAAACAAAGGACCAAAAGTTTGGCTTTACTTACTATATAACACTAAGACAGATACAAGTTGGAGAAATAAAAGAAAATGATGTAAAAATGGATAGTAAAAAAGCTAAAACTTCTGGTGGTAAAAAGAAAAGGACAACAGCTAAGGTAAGCACTCCAACAAGTGCAGAAAAAAGTAAAGTCAATAAAGTTACAAGCAAAAAACAAGAAATAGGTAAAAGCGCTTTTAAAAATTTAGCTGGATAGGAGAAAAAATGAAAGCAATAGAAATTGATGTTACAGATATAGAAAGTAGAGGAATAATAGCTGAATTACCTAATAATATCAATTTAGAGCTAATTTATAATACTTATGATAGTTTTATATATCTTTCTATTTTAGATGGCTTAAATCAAAGAATAACAGGGTTTAATAAGCTAGTACCTAATATTGATTTTTTAAGTTTAATAAGGAATAAAAATAATCTTCAATTAAGATGTATAAAAATTAATGAATTTGCAGAAGAAAAAGATAAGATTACTCCTCAAAACTTAAATAAAGATTATAAATTTTTCTTGATAGGTGATGACGATAGTGAAGCTATGGAAACAAGTTAGGTTAATAACTATTGGAGAGATAGTTTTTGATTATGAGCAACTAGACATTGATTTTGAAGTTAAGTGTACTGATGATAATAATAGCGATATAGCAACAATAAAACTATATAACTTATCAGAAACAACAAGGCAAAAATTAAAACTTAATCAAGATGTGTCTATTGATGCAGGGTATATAGAATTACACGGAGTTATATTTAATGGAATAGTTGAAAGTATTAGCACAAGTAGAGATGAAAATGATTTTATAACTACTATTGAAGCTACTCCAAATAACAGGGCTTATACAAATACTATTATAAACAGACAGTTTAAAGCAGGAATTAAAGCAAGTGAAGTTATAAAGCAAATTGAAAAAATGTGTAATTTTACTATGGATATAAAAGAACTGGGAAAAGATACAGTATATCCAAATGGTAAGGTATTTAGTGGAAGATTATCAAATGTTATTCCAATTTTAGCAAGAGATACAGGGACAATTTGTAGATTTACCAACACAACTATTGAATTTAAACTTCCTAATAAAGTTTATTCAAGTGTTATTCACTTAGGAGCAGAACAAGGATTAATAAGAATTGACAAAAAAATGGATAAGGCAGAAATAAAGAAAGATAGTAAAAAAGATAATAAATCTTCTAAGAAAAATAATAAAAGTTCTGGAAAACAAAAATTTAATATTGAATGTTTGTTAATTCCACTCATCAAAATAGGGCAATTACTAGAAATTGAAAGTACAACTTTTAAAGGTAAAGTAGTTGTTAAAGAATGTGATTTTTCTGCAAGTGGTTTAGAAACATTTACTGCAACAGCAACAGTAGAGGTGGTTTAATGATAGAAGTTATAAAAGCATTGATAGATGACAGTTTAAATGAATTGCATACAAGTTTACCTTGTGAAATTAAATCGATAAACTATGGTGCTGGGACCTGTACAGTTCAACCTCTTGCTAAAAGGGAGCTATGCAGAAAACTTATAAATTATCCTCCATTGATAGATGTAAGATTAGATTTTCTTAAATTTGGTGGTTGGAGTTTTCAAATACCTAGAAAAGTTGGAGATATTGTATGGGTCGGGTTTTCAGAAACAACTTTATCTGATGAAACAAGCCTTGAAAGATTTAGTTTAAATGAGCCATATATTATAGGAAGTTGCGAAAAAGGTTTTGAAAATAATTCAGATGATATTATTTTACAAGGTGCAGGAACTAGAATAGAAATAAAAGGTAATGGAGACATAACAATACTTGCTGGAAGTAATGAGACAACTATAACAAGTAATGTTACATTAAATGGTGATTTAACTATAAATGGAAACACTACTCAAAAGGGTAGTATTACAGCAACTGGAGATGTACAAGGAGCAGGAAAGAGCCTTAAAGACCATACACATAAGTATAATCCAGGTGGAAATCCTCCAACATCAACTGGTAGTGCTGAATAGGAGGTGTAAATGACAAGTCCAAAATTAGATAAAGATTGTGAATTAGTATTCGATGATAAAGGAGTTTGTGAAATAGTTAGCAATGCAGAAGATTTAATACAAGCTATTAGAATTGAATTAGAGCAGAACAAAGGACAATTTGCATTAAATACAGCTTGGGGTACTCCATATTTGAATGATACTAACACTGGTATTTTACAACTAAAAGATAATAAAAATAGGATAATTCAAGAAGTTAGCAAGGTTATAAATAAATATGATGGAGTTGAAAAAATTGAAAGCATTGAATTTGAAGATAATTTATTGATTGCTAATATCAGAATTAATGGGGAGGTGTACACAATTTGATAACAGATAAAGGTTTTATAGTGCCAACAATAGATGAAATTTACACAAGAAAGCTGAATGACTTTAAAAGTGTAAAGCCTGATTTAAGAGAAACTGACAGTAATATTATTATTGCTTGGTTAAGGTTTGATAGTGCTGAGGAGTATGACAGCTATTTACAAGCATTATCTGCATTTAATCAATTATCAGTTTACACAGCAACTGGGAGTAACTTAAATGCTATAACAAGCCATTTAGGGATGACTTGGAATAAGGAAAAAAAGGCAGTTGGTAAAATCACAGTTACTGTAGAGATAGGAACACAAATTCCACAAGCTTGGGGTGTAGAAACTAAATCTGGCGTTAAGTTTGTTACATTGAATACATCTACAATTACAACAGTAGCAAGAGAAACAGACATTGAAGTAATAGCCTTAGATGGTGGAACAGATGGAAATGTAAGTGCAGGAGCAATAACAGAACAAACAGAGATTTTAACTGGTGTTATATCTATTAACAATAAACTAAATATATTAGGTGGAAAAGACTTAGAAACAGATACAGAACTAAGAGAGAGATATTTAAAAAGGCTAGATAGAAAAAGTTCATTTACCACTGAGGGTATAAAAAATTACATACTCAAAAATACAAATGTTAAAAAATGTCAAGTTATAGAAAATGATACAGATGATTTTGATAGCGATGGAAGACTAGCACATAGTTACGAGTGTATTTGTTATGGAGATACAAATGACAACATCTTAAAAGCATTATATGAATATAAGATTGCAGGTATTAGAACAGTTGGAGCAATTACAAAGAATTTTGATGAAATTAGTGTAGGCTTCACTAGACCAACAGAAAAAACTGTATTTTTAAAAGTTGAAATACAAGGTATTAAAGAAGTTTGGAAAGATGAATTTAAGAAAACTATAAAAGATATTTATTTAAAATATATAGATGAAGTTGAGCCAAATAGCACCATTTACTTGTATAAAATAATTGGAGAAATCTATAAAAATGTAAGTGGAATAAAAACTTTAAAGATTAAGCTAGGAGACATTAAGTATAGCGAGTTAGAAAAAGATTATAAGTTATCTACAAAAGAAGTGGCAGTTGCTACACAAGATGACATAACTATTGAGGTGAATTTATGATACTTAGTAGAGTTCCACACATTTATCATAATACAGTTTTTTCAAAGAAAATGTTTGAGATAGCAGAGAGTAAGCATATAAGAATAAGAGATATTTACAATTTAATTTCTAATTTCAATGATATAGACAAATCAGAAGGCTATTTATTAGATGTCTTAGGTAGTAACTTCAAGATACAAAGAAATGGATTAAATGATGTAGAGTATAGAAAGCTACTGAAGTTTGAAATAGCATTATTACAATTTTTAGGAAGTCCGCAGGAAATAATTAGAATCTTATCTGAATATTTTAAGTTGAACCAAACAGAATTTAAAATACTTGAATTATCTGGGAAAATTCTTATAAGTATTCCAGAAAAATTAGATAAAAAAGAAGTTTTTAACTTAGTTAAAAAAATAAAGGGTGCAGGTGTAGGTTTAGAAGTTATCAATGGAATTTATATAGAGGATTACTTAATTTCTGAATTACATGAAATGACACTAGAAGAAATTGAAAAAATTACACTTGCAAGAGATGAGTATTATATTGAAATGTATAGTTTATCTGAACTTGAAGAAATGAGTTTAGAAGAAATTGAAAAAATTAAAATTTCAAGGAGGTAAAAATGACTGAATGGATAGAAGACCCACAAGGTAGAGCAGAAGTTGAAAAAGTAACAAAGGAACTAAAATTACCAGTTTGGAAAGCTAATTATAAAGGTAAGTTTAGAGATTTTTGGAATGAATTATGGGATAAGATTGAGGATAATTTTTTAAAATTAAAAAAAGATACTGGGGATAAATCAAAAGAGTTAGAAAATAGGCTTGCTAGTGCAGTAGGAAGAGATGATGGAGATTTTCCAATAGCAAATGCAGTAGTAGGGGATGTTTATTATTCTGCACTAACTAAAAAATATTATAAATGTAAAGTTGGAGGACCTGCACCAATGCCAAACGGTAATTTTGTAGACCTATCAGTTTTAGAAAATCTTAATAGATTGGAAAATTTAATCAGTTCTAAAACAGAAGGGTATAACAGTATTCTTAAAATTGGAAATGTAGTTATTGAAAATATTTCTATTCCAGGTAGTACAGGTATTAGAACAGCAAAATTAAAAACAAGTTTTAAAAATATAATCTTTGTATCCTTAACTCCTTACATTACATATGGACAAGAAGTTGACAGTGCACAAGTATTGCATGATAATAATGAATACATTATAAAAAATAAATCATTGCGTTTTTATTGTAATGGACATCAAACGGTGGATATTTGTGTTATAGGTTTAATCTAAATCCTAGTGATTATTAAATAAGAAATTACACCTTTACTATTAAAAGAATTAGCCTGTCAATCTGTGGTGGAACAGATAACCTAAAATACTAAATTTTTGAAAGGAGTAAATTATGTATTATATATATTCAAAAGAAAAATTACCAAAATTATTATTTGATGTAAACTTAACGTCTGATGAAGTAAAACTTTATGGAGGTTGGGACATTATTTTTGGATATTATCCTAACATTCAAAAAGACAATTCAACGATAATTGAAAGAGATACACCATTCAACTATCCAATTTTTGATAATAACACAATAAGAGAAATGACAAGAGATGAAAAAGTTGCAAATGATATTGAGATAACTCTTGAGGTTGGTGAATTTATAGAAAACAAAAAGCTTATAAAAGTACCTAAACCACAAGAAAACGATAAGTACTTAAATTGGGATAGTCAAAAACACTTGTGGATATTAGACACAGAAGCACAAAGAAAAGATTATTTTAATACAATAGATAGTTTTAAAGCTGAGGTATTAGATTATGGTTTTGACTACAAAGTAGATAAAACAGAACACAGACAAAGATGTAGGGATACAGATATTTCAAAAATGGTTGCAACTGTTGTAGCTTTACAACTTGCTAAAAATATGGGAGCAGATAAAAAAGTTACTTGGTATTTTGAGGACAACTTCGGAATGACTGCAGGCTTACAAGAATTAGGAATGCTTATGCTATTTGGTACAACATTTATTCAATCTGTGTATGATACAGAGAACTATTTTAAAACAAAAGTTAATCCAAAAGAACTTACAAAATCTGAATTTGAAGCAAAAAGAAAAGAAATACATAATGCACTAGCAAAAGGCTAATTTAAAGAGTTTCTATTATTAAAGGTAGTTTTATATAGCTACCTTTAATAAAACTCTTTAAAATTGATATTACAAGGTCATTTTTTTAAATAGTTTTTATTAAATATAAATTTTAAAGATTTTATATTTAAGAAGTAATAAAATTTAATTTTGAATATAAAAAATAATATTTTTATATTTAGGAGGTTATATGTTTAGTTTATCAAATATAAGTTTAGAAAAAATGAATGGAGTTCATCCAAATGTAGTAAATTTTATAAAAGAACTTATAAAAGAGTCTCCATATGATTTCAAAATTACATGTGGTGTAAGAACTGCAGCAGAGCAGAATCATGAATATCAAAAAGGAAGAACTATTTTAGTTGATAGCAATGGCAATAAGCAACAAAAAGTTAGTTGGTGCGATGGATATAAATTAAAATCAAAACACCAGGTGAAAGTTGATGGTTATGGATATGCTGTTGATATAGCTGTCTTGGAAAAAGAAAAATACACAGATAAGAAAACTGGAGAAGTAAAAGAAAAGACAGTTGCTAAGTGGGATTATAAATATTATAAAGCTATTTATGATATTGCAAAAAGTAAAGGACTTATTGACAAATATGGAATAGTTTGGGGTGGAAATTGGAAGCAAAAAGACTCTGTACACTTTCAATTAGGAACAGCTGATAATGTTCAATTTAGAAGATAAGGAGGGATAAAATGGAAATATCTAAACTTAAAACAATGCCAATAGATGATAAATATTGGGAAGTTATGGAAGATTATTTTTATCAAACATCAAGAGGAGTTATAGTTGTTCCAAAAGGTTTTAAAACTGATTATGCTTCTGTACCTAGAATTTTCAGAAATATTATAAATTCATATGGTAAACATGGTAGAGGTGCAGTTGTCCATGATTGGTTATATTCAAATCAATGTAAAATTGATGTTACAAGGGAAGAAGCTGATAAAATATTCTTAGAAATTATGGCAGAATGTGGAGTAAACAAAATTAAAAGAAATTTAATGTATAGAATGGTTAGAATGTTTGGGGCTAGTCATTTTAGGAAAGGGGAATAATATTATTTATGATGTCTTTAACACAAGAGCATTTGGCATTTGCTGGGAGTATATTAGGCGTTGTTGGGTTTATTTGGGGCATAATTTCAAGTTTAGATAAAAAATTTGAAAAGAATAATGCTAGACTAGAAGAAATGATTGATAAAAAGCTAGATAAAATTGTATATGATGAACATAGAAAAGCATTTGAAAATTGGAGTAATGAAAAAGATAAAATCATAGAAGAAAAGATAGAAAAAATAGAAAATGCTTTTAAATCAGATTTACAAGAAATTAAAGCAAGTTTAAAAGAAATAAATAATCATATGTTGAGATGTAAAAAAGATTAATAGGGTAGGATTTTATCCTGCTTCTAAAATAAAAAAAGTCCAGTTATTAGCTGGGCTTTTCTTCATCTATAATTAAATGTTCATCTAAAATTTCTTTAAAAGTTTTCATTAAAAATAATTTAGTTTCTTCTTTATTAATTACATCTAAATTACTAACACCTATGAAACCATTAAAACTAATTTTTAGATTTTCATCACCTTGTAGATTTATTTTTATATTTCCTATTTTCATAAGATACTCCTTTTTTTATTTTTATTGTAACATAGATTTATGAAAAATGCTCTCTCTTTTTAACATAGCCAACGAGTAGCCAACAAACTATAAAATTCTATGATAAAAACTATTTTAAATTATAGAAAAAATTGAAAAATTAATATTTCTATTGTAAAATATAAAAAGTGAAATATATAAATATTAAAAATAATTGATATAAATAAAATGAAAACAAGTGAGTTACATTCCAGATTTTAAGATAAAAATTAAATAGAATGAGCCGAGCAA